GAGGTCAAGGCACCAGCGCCCGCCACGCCAGGCAGACCGGCCTCAAACGCCGCCACGGAGCCGGGCGTGATGCCCGCCGTCAGCGACCCAGCCTCTGCGCCGGCCGTGGCGCTGCTGCCCAGCAACCCCCCGGCTCCAAAAATGCTGGGCTGGCCCAGAGCCGCGCCGATGCCGTTGGCGCCCAAAGCCGCCAGCGCCAACTTGGCCATGTCGCCCAGGCCGTACTTGTCAGACCCGGCGTCGTGCACATTGCTGCGCAGCAGGTTGCCGTTCATGTCCACCACGTCGGTGCGGTAGTTGGTGCCACCCAGTGGGGTGCTGACGGTGTAGCCGGCTTGGTAGGGCGATCCCATATCCTGCTCAGACTGCCCCGTCATCTCCATGTACGGCGAAACCTCGAGCCCGTTGATGCGCGCCATCATCGGGTTGCCGCCGATGCCGGAGCCAAAGCCGGCGCGCAAGGCCTGCTGAATGATGTCTTGGTAGTTCATGCGGACCTCACGGCTTGTTGAAGATGTTGTAGAGCTGAGCGCCCACCAAGGCGCCACCTAAGCCGCCAGCCAAGGCGTTGCCTGGCGTGTTGGTGGAGGTGTTGCCAAAGCCGGTGAACGGGCTCACGGTGTTGGTGTAGTTGCCCACCACGTTCCACGGCGCTTGGGATGTGGTCAGGCCCAGGTTGTAGACGTTCTTGCCTTGGTTCAGCATGCCGGTGTTGCCGCGGTCCACCAAGTCCGCGCCCAACCGAGTGGCATCCAAGTCCTGGCCGCGCTGCGCGGTGTAGAAGTTGTTGCCGGCGTTGTAGTAGCCCAGCCCCAGGTTGCCCATGCCAAGCGCGTAGCTCTGCGCGCTGTTCTGGAACCCCAGCCCCAGGTTGCCCAAGCCCATGTTGTAGCCTTGGTCGGCCTGGTACTTCTGCAGGTTGCGCCCCATGGCGTTGTTGTAGTCCTGGCCGTACAGGTTGGACAGCGCGCCCGACAGCCCGGTGTTGGCATCCTTTAGCGCGTTGGCCTCGACCACGCCCTGGCGCGATCCGCCGTAGCCGCCCGCCGCGATGGCCGCGCTGCCGATGCCCGGCAGGATGTTGCGCTGCAGGTTGTCGGTGACTTGCTGGCGGATGGTGCCCGCCATCTCCCCCAGGTAGGGGTTGGGCGTGTAGGTAAAGGGGTTGGTCAGGGCCTGGGGGGTGTAGGGGTTGGCCGTATTGCCGCCCGCGTCTGCTGCCGCACCACCAGCACCACCTGCAGCGCCCCCAGCCGCACCACCTGCAGCGCCACCGGCTGCGCCACCTGCAGCGCCACCGGCTGCGCCACCGGCTGCGGTGTTGCCGCGCTGGGTGGTGGCCAAAGTGGTCAGCGCCTGCCAGTCGGCGTCGGTTTGCTGCCCCAAGTTGTTGTTGACGTTGGTGCGTAGCTGCGCGTCGGTCAGGCCGTTGCTCAGCCCCAGGTTGTAGACCGTTGCTTTTTGCTCGGGCGTCAAGTTCTGCGCGATGCCCTTGAGCGCGTTCCAGTCGGTGTCGGTCTGCATGCCGAACAACCCGCTGGCCTCCATGCGGATCTGCTCGTCGGTCTTGCCGCCCGCCAGCCCGCCAAGATAGGCCTGCGCCTTTTGCTGAGGGGTCAAGGCTTGCATGTTTGCCAACTGCACTGGGGAGGTGTTCAGTCGCGTTGCCAAACCTTGCAGATAAGACCAATCGGCAGCCGTCTGGACGCCAAACTGGGTATCGGCGGCTTGGCGAATGGCGGCGTCGGTGTAACCCTCACGGCGCAGCCGGTTGTATTCGCCTGCCTTGCCTTCGGCGGTGGTCATGTTGGCGGTATTGAATGTGATTGCCATGTCGTTACCCCAAGAAGCGCCATGCTCCGGCGCGATATCCATAAAAGCCGCCCCCGCTGCCGGGGTTCCAGCTCGTCCCGTCGGCCAGCACCACCATGCCGTCGCGCGGCTTGGCGGGGGCCACGTACAGCATCTCCAGGCTCAAGAACTGGTTGCCCTCCAAGGAGGCGCGGGCGATGTTCATCAGCTCTTGCTGCAAGAACGCCGGCAGGTCTGCCGCATCGGGCGGCACGGAGCGTGGCTGGTACATCAGTACGCTCCCGTCCCAACCACGTCCAAGTCAAACGAGCGCACGCGAAACGGCACGCTGCCCGACATCTCCACCGCCAGAAAACGCCCCTGCGCGAACGCATCGGCCTTGATGCTTGAGCCGAGGGTGAAGCTCACCGGGTTAGACCAGGTCACGCTCTGGTCCGCATTCATGGCCGCGCCCACGCGCACCGTCACGAAGCTGCCCGCGGGGCCGTCAATGCGCGGGTAGATCGCGCGCACCAGCTTCATCTGGTACGGGTCGTCCAGCGTCATGCCCGTGCGCTGCAGGGTGCCCGTCAGGCCCGTGGCGCCGTCGTCCGTGGCCCCCACATCGAACGCCTTGATAGCCGTGGTGGTGGACAGCAGCAGCCTCGCCTCGTTGGGCGCGTAGTCGTTGCCGGTCCAGGTGGTTTCGTCCCAATCCCACGCATCCGGGTCCGCCGCCCAGGTGCCGCTGGTGGCAAAGTCCAACTGGCCGCTCGCCCCGTAGGTCACGTCCGTCAGGTCACGCAAGCCCCACAGCTTGGTCTGCCAGTTCCACACGCAGGCCTTGTTGCAGTAGGTGGATCCGCTGAACGGGAAGCAGATCAGCACCTCGTTACGCTGCGGGTTGGTGGTGACAAACGCGCGCTTGTAGTTGTCGCTCGACAGGTTGTCGAAGATGAACTTGCGCACCAAGCCGTCGGCAATGCTCACCATGCCTTGCCCGGTGTTGAGGATCACATCGCCAGCAGCCAGCACCACGTTGCCCACGGGCGTGTTCACCCCGCAGCCACGAGCCAGCATGCCGTACTCGCCAGGCATGCGCCGGAACTGGAAGATGAACGGCTGCCCCACAAAGCGCATCTCGTAGCACGAGCGCTCCTTGTAGATCGCCAGCGTGTCCCCTAGCGGCAGCGCGTCCACCAGCAGGTCCGGCGTCTCGGCGAGGTCTTGCTCGCCGGCGTCTTTGGTGGCGTCCGTTTCGTCCCAGCTTGAGGGGATGGTGCCCGCCACTGCGGCGTGGCTCCACTTGACCATGTGCGGGTAGGCCGTGCCGGTCTTGGTGATGTTCAGCGCCACCAGGTAGTTCTTGAACGGCACCAGGGACTGGCAGCGCCAGTTGCTGTTCCAGCCTGTCAGCGTGGCCAAGTCGTTGGCGACGTTGCCGCCCCAGTATTGCGGCTGGTTCACGCCGTTGTTCATCACCAGCACGCCGCCCAAGACGCCGCCGGTCCAGCGGTCGTCTTGCGTGCCCGTGAACGCGCTGGCCGGGGTGATCTCGGTGCGCGTGGTGCCGTCATCCACAAACACGTTCTGCGTGCCGGCGTGCACCCAGAACTTCTTGGTGGTGGTCTGGTAGGCCTGCAGCCAGTACGGCGTGATGCTGGGCGCGGTGAACACCGAGGTGGTGCCCCGAAAGCGCTGCGCGTAGCCGTTCAGAAACCGCATGTTGGTCACGCTGGACCACATGCCCGACTCCAGCTCCTCAGGCGACAAATCCGGGTTCCAGCCCCGGCCGCAGTCGTTGACCTTCACGATGGGCATGTCAGACGCTGGGCCAGGTCACAGACTGAGGAAACCCCGCCTGCGCGGGGATGTCGCGCAGCGCTTGCCGGTACGCGGCCCAAGCGGTTTGGTCCACCGGGGCGTCCGCCACCTGCGTCCAGTCGCTTTGCATAAGCAACTGGTCTCGACGCTGGCGCGCCGCGGCGGCCAGCTCGGCGGTGCGGTCTGGGGCCTGCCAGGTTTGGCCATCAAACAGCCAACCGGGCTCACAGTTGTCTGGGCAGGCCACGGCGCCGATCTCGGCTGCGAAGGATTCATCGGCCACGATGACGTTGAGCACCTGGCACTCTTTGATCACTGCGTAACGCATGCTGAGCCCTCAAATGAAGGTGGTGATGCGGACGTAGCCGTTGCCGCCTGCGCCGCCGGAGGCGCCTGTTGTGCCGGCGTTTGATGCGCCCGCACCGCCACCGCCGGCGCCATAGCCGCCAGAGCCGCCAGCGCCTGCAGCTCCAGACGAGGATTTGCCTCCTCCGCCTCCGCCGCCAGACCCCGCGAGCCCAAACACCTGAGCCGAACCTGCGGAGCCAGCACCGCCAGCGCTAGCGCCGCCAGCGGCCCCGCCCCCGGAGATGCCCCCACCTGAAGAGCCCGTGTCAGTGATGAGCCGGCCGCTGGTGCCGCCAGCAGCACCAGCGTTCGATGAGTTGCCCCCGCCGCCGCCTCCTGGCCCGCCCATGAAAGATGAACCGCCAGCCCTTGCAGCAACGGCGCCGCCGCCAGCGCCTCCAAATAGTGAAGCATCACCGGGAGACGCAGTGGATCCCTTGCCGCCATATTCGCCCAACGCTGCATTCGCTGCCGCGGCGCCGTTACCCTGTCCGCCCGCTCCACCAGAGCCGGCAGAAGCGCCTACCGAAAAGGTGCCGCCGCCTCCTCCGCCAGCAGTGGTAGTCCCTTCGGAACCGCCGCCGCCGCCATAGGCGCGCACGTAGTCGGTTGCGCCGTTATAGACCCGGGAAATACCGCCAGCGTTGTTTGCGCTGCCACCAGCACCAACTTCAACCGTTAAGGTCGCCGGCAGCGATGCGGCATCCACCATGCGCGCCACGTAAGCACCCCCACCGCCCCCAGAGCCAGAAGTAAGATTTGCACTTGTAGTGCTGCCGCCTCCACCCCCGGCGCCTAGCAATTCAATGAAAACAAACTTGGCGTTGGCCGGCTTGGTCCACGTGCTGGAGGCGGCGTAGTTCTGCACGTCATGGACTGCGTTCCAGTTGGCGCTGGTGCCATCGGTCTGCAGGAACTTGCCGCCACTGCCGCCTTGCCCCGGCAGCACCGCCGTGATGCCCGTGGCCGCCAGAATGGCCGCTTGCACTTGGCTGGTGGTCGCCACCTTGGTGGCCACGTTGCTGGTGGCCGACGACGTCTCCACCCCGGTGATGCCGGGGAACGTCGCCTGCAGCGTGCTCTTGACCAAGCGGATGTGGTCGTCGCCCTCGCTCTTGGGGTCCGAGGCGGCTGGGTAGCTCGCGTTGAGCTGACTGATGTTGGTGGCGGTCTCAACCGTCATAGCGTCCTCACTCTCATCGCAGAACCCGAGCGCAGGGCCGTGTCGTCAGCGCGCTGCAGCGCCTGCACATCGGCCTGGTACTTGGCCTCCCAGGTGGGCATGCGCTCGTCGTTGAACACGTAGCCGCTGGCCTCAGCCAATGCGGCAAACAGGTACACGCTGGGGTGGTTGGTCAGCAACCAGTTGGTGGGCGTGGTCGACAGCGCCGCAAAGCGCTGGTAGTAGTCCAGGCTCACCGTGTAGACGGCGTCCGGCGTGGGGCCGAGCTGGATCGCATCGCCCACGATGGTGTAGACCACCGGCTGGCCGTTGGCGTAGCCGCTCGGGAACTTGCGGTCCATGATCTCGGGCGTGACCACCGACAGCGCCGCGGGCGGCGTTGTGTTGGTCAGCGTGATGTTTTCCATCTCCAAGAAGTCGCTGGGCAGGCTCACGGTCTGCGTGCCGGCCACGGTGCTCAGCGCCGTGTTGGTGACCTGGCGGCGCAGGCGCAGATCTCGCGCGATGCGGGCCTCGGCCAGCGTGATGAAGTCCGGGATGATGGACGTCAGGTCCGACCGCTTGAGCCAGTTGGCTACCGAGGTCTGCAGGTCGGAGTAGGTGGCAATGGCCATGTCACACCCTGCCCTTCCAGATGCGGAAATGCGCCAGCGCCGGGTCGTTCAGCAAGCGCTTCTGGTGCTCGGGTGAGCGGCCCAGGTCCTGCAGCGTGATGGCGTGGTCGTTAAGGTAGCGCTCCACCAGCACCATGGGGATGCTCGCGGCCAGGCGCATATCGCTCGAGCCCGTGTGCCCGGCGTTGTGCATGGCCTGGGCGCGCTCGGCGTAGGGCGTGCAGTCCTGCGTGGTGCCGGTGATGAGGGCCCCGTCTTGCAGCGCCACGGTGGTCACCACCCCGGGCGCAGCGGCAATGTCCGTGCGCAGCATCAGGAGTTGTCCAGCGGGACGACGTTGACGTTGCCCGCCGCGGTGCCCTGGATGTAGGCAATGTGCGTCAGGCCCTTGGGCACGTGCATGATCACCGAGTCCGCCGGCTGGACCATCACATCATTGGTGGTGGCCGTCACGGTGGAGTCGCCCACCTTGACGTAGCACTCGTTACGAGCGGCCACGCGGATGTAGTTGGGGGCTCGACCGGACGAGTCGTTAGGGATGGCGGTGCGGGCCGACGCCGCACCGGTGGCCGCGGAAAACCCGCTGGCCGTCACGGAGATGAACGCTCCGCCGAAGATTTGAGCCATGTGCTGCTCCGACGTCTCTCGACGCTGGGAGAAATGAAAAGGGGCCCCGAAGGGCCCCCACGAACGAGGTGCGCTAGACCGGCCTCAAGCCGGCGCCAGCGTCACCGTGATCGAGCCCACCGCCGAGGTGGCGGTGCCCGTCAGGTCGTAGCTGAGCGCATCCCCCACGGCCAGCAGCAGATCGCTGGCGGTGGTGGACAGCGTCAGAGCCTGGTTGGCGTTGGCGGTGCCCACCAGGTTGTGCGAGCCCGAGTGCAAGACCGTGCCGCTGGCCGGGGCCGTGGCGGTGGGGGTCTTGCGGATCTGCGCCGTGCAGGCGCCGCCCGTGCCCGCCACGTCCACGCGGCTGCGGATGGCCTTGACGACATAGGCGCGGTCGGCCACGAAGAACGTGCAGTCCGGCGTGGTGGCCACGTAGTTGATGGTCACCGGGATGAAGCCCGCGCCACCCGTGCTGGCGCTGCCCACGAGCCCGAGCGAGGAGTCGGGATGCTGTGCAATGTCTACAGACATGTCTGGTCCTTTCAGGTGAGTGGGGCCGGCGCCTCGTGAGCACCAGCCCCATCAGGGTCACAGGATGTCGTACACCGCGCCGTGGGCCTTGGGCGCGCGGCACTCCAGCGTGTACTCCACCACCAGCTCGCGCTGCTCGGCGTCACCCGTCTTGGCCAGCTCGATGGTCTGGAACGGGCGCAGGTAAGCGATCGCCAGCTTGTCGGACTGCAGGACGAAGACGTCACGCGCGGCCATGAAGCGGTTGGGCACGCACTGCAGCGTGCCGAAGTCGCTCACGTAGAAGTCCACCGAGCTGTACAGCTTCGCGTCCTCGCTCTTGTCAAAGCGAGTCGCGTTGCCGGTGAAGCCGGAGAACGTCTGCTTGGCCGCCGGGGGCAACATGACCATGTCGGGCTCGCCGCCGGCCGAGTAGACCTGCTGCAAGACGTCCTTGACCTGCGCCTCGGTGAAGGCGCGCTGCGTGCCCGCGGTGTAGCCGGTGTTGGCGGTGTAGCTGGCCAGCGTGCCGCCGTTGCGGTTGACGTTGTCCACCACCCAGCCGCGAAGACCACGCGAAGACCGCGGGGAGGTCGCCAGCACGTCGTTCTGGGTCAGGCCCAGCTCCATGTCGCGCTTGATCTCCAGCGAGGCCAGGCTGAGCTGGTAGGCCAGCTCGTCCTTGCGCCCAGCAGGGTTCATCGCCTGCTGCGTGCCCGAGACCACCACCTTCTTCGCAGAGATCTGCGTGCGGTTGTTCAGGCGCGCGGTGACCGTCACGGTCTTGGCGGTCAGGTCGTCGCCTTCGGCCTGGGCGTTGGCTGCCGCCGCGGCCAGTTCCTGCACCTGCCACTCGTGCAAGGTGTTGGAGGCCTTGGACTTGCTGGCCATATTGAGAACAGGTGTCTGAGTGGGACTTATCCTGTAAATGATATCCGTGAGATCTTCGCGATTCCCGATCGCGGCGGTGGTCAGGAAGGTATTGGTTGGTGCAGCCATGGCTGCCTCCTTTCAGCGCCTCTCGGCGTTAGAAGTGGTTGATCACAAAATTGCTGCGAACGCGCGGGCGGCGTCTTCCACCTTGCCCGTCTTGTTCAGCTTCAGGTACGCCGCGGTGCGCGGCGTGATGCCGGGGTTGTCGCCCTGGCCGGGGCGCTCCACCTTCTGCGGCAGGGCGCTCACCTTCTTGGCCGCGGCCGATGCCTTGCCGACCATCTGGTCGTACAGCATGGCTTTGCGCGCCAAGATCACGGCCCGCGCATCAGCGATGCCGTCGATGGCCTCTGCCTCGTAGCCCTGGCCAGCCAGGTACTCACGCAGCGCCACCTTTTCGGCCTTGGCCTTGGCCTCGTTCTTCCAGTCGGGCAGCTTGGCAAGGAGGTCTTGCTGCTGCGCTTCAAGCTGGCGAACGTAGGCCTGCTGTGCCAGGGCCTGCTGCTGGGCCGCTACCTGCTGCTGCTGCCCGTAGACCTGCTGCAGCGTGGCTTGTCGCTCTTGAGCGATGCGTTGCTGTCGCAGGTACTCCACCGGATCAGACTGGAGCAGTTCGTCCCAGTTCACTTTCTGCTGCTCTTGCAGCGCGCCTTCCAGTTGAGCCTGCATCCGCTGCAGGTTCGCGGCGTAGGCTTGCCGCTCCTGTTGCGCCTGGGCGATCTGGGCCTCGGCAGCTTTGCGCTGCTCCGCGGCTTCCATCGTCTTGCGCGTGTAGTCTGCCTGGCGCTGGTAGCCGTTCTTCAGCTCAGAAAGCGGGACCTCCACGTCCTTGCCGTCGATTCGGACGGTGACCGTGGTGTCCTCCTCCTGAGCCTGCGGCTCGGCAGCAGCTTCGGGCTGCGGCTCGGGCTCGGCTGTAGCTTCGGGCGGGGCTGCTTCAGGTTCAGCAGCCGCCTCGCGGTCGGGCGGTGGGGCATCCATCGCGGCCGACAACAGGCTTACGGCTTGGTTGACGTCAAGCGCACCGTTGGATCCAGTCTCCTGGTTGTCCATGTTTTCAACTCCTCGGGCGGCGCATCACTGCGTTGACCCATGCAGACAACAAAAAAGCCACCCGCAGGTGGCTCTTCCAAGAGGGTTGCCCTTCCTCTGAAGTCGTTAGAACTCGTGGCGCCAGCCGACGCTGTCCATCCAGCCCAAGGGCCCGATCTGCACCGGCACGTTCCAGTTGCCGTGCACCAGCTCGGCCTCAGGCGCCGGGTGGAAGGCCACGCGGATCTGGCTGGTCAGGGTGAGCTCGGTCACGCGACGCGCGAAATGAACCCACGCGCCCGGTCCACCAGGCTCTGCTTGTGCTGCAGCTCCACCTGGGCCAGCTTGCCCGTCTCCAGCGTGGAGGTCAGCTGCGCTTTCACCTTCCGCAACAGGTGCAGGTAGGCCCACAGCTTTTCGCGGCCGGCCTCGTCTCTTGCTGGGCTGTTCGTCCATTGCTCGATGATGTCCTTCTCGATGGCCTCAAAGGCGGCCACGAATGCCTCGTTCTCCAGCACCTGCCGGGCTTGGTCGCCGGCGTACAGGCGTTGCTCAAGGGTCATGCCCACACCCTCAGCGGCGTCACCGGCCCAGGACTCACCACAAACGCATCCAGTTCAGGCGCTGGCCCGATGTTGCGCACGTTGGCGTGGAAGCCCGGATAAGCCACAGGCACGTAATCCTCAGGCACCGGATCAGGCGCAGGCTCGTAGATCGTGCCGATCATGTCCACCGCAGTGAACTTGGGCGTCAGCGTCACGTTGCCTTCGTCGTCCGTTGCTGAGTCGTACAGGACTGACAGAGCTTCCGCCTCATCAGCGAAGACAACCATGTAGTCGCAGTAGCCCTCGGTGAGGATGGGCTCGGTTAGGGTTTCGTCGGTCATGCTGTGATGCTCTGAAGAGTTGCGTTGGGCAGGCGCGTGGGGTAGTAGCTGATGGAGCGGATGTGGCCGTTGAGGTGAGACGAAGAATTCCTGTTGCCAATATCCATGCTGTTCACATTCGATGGCACAGAACCTGACGTATCTGTGTTGACCGTTCCACCCTGCACAGACGATGCAAAATCATTCGTCGCGTAGGCAATAGCTCCCTTGTAAGGAGCGTTGGCACTGAATGCCGACAAATCACCAAGATCAGCTTGAACAACTCCACCAGCGCTGACGGTCATTCTGTAGATGCCTGCGCCACCACCGGGTCCGGTGCCAAGTCCAATATCAATACGATCATTCAACCCTGCGGCAGCGTTTCTTGCCACAGCAAGCGCCGCATATGCGTTGCCGCCATAGATTCTGTCGCCGTTGGTGTAGAACGTACCCTGCGTTTGGTTATACCAAGTCGCAAAGTTATCCCCCAGCATCGACGCATTGTCCGCTGCTCGGGTGACTTGGGAGGCTACTGTGGGGATGTAGCTGGTGGCAAAGGCGCCTGCTTCTAGTTGAGCGCCCCAGACCTCCAGAATCTCACCAGCAGCAATAGGCGTACCTGCAAGACCGACTTGCAAGCCCATGCCGACGGAACCTGTGTTAGTGGCACTGGTGCGGGTAAAGTTAAATCGCTGCCAAGAATCTGTAACGGTAAAATCAGATGAGTTTCCAGTGCTTGTGGAAAAATCAGAAACGGCAAGTCTAACCGTGCGTGAACCAGAACCAGTGGGTCGCTTGAGCCAAATTGAAGCCGTGTGCGGATTTGTAGGTGTTCCACTCACCACTTGCGACAGAAAAGCAAAAGCTGTTGTGCTTGTGGCCCATGTGTATGCGTCTGCTGTCGTTGTGCCGTCAGGTGCTACTACCGTGTTTGCAGCGATTGACCCGCCCGTGCCTTTAGTCCAAATCGCATTATCAAACTGTTCAGAGTACAAGGACAAATTCGTCCTCTGCTCCTCAATCAGCAGCCCGTTAGCCGCCAGCGTCACCGGGTTGTAGTCAAACCTCGGGCCGTAGTAGGCCGTGCTGGTGGGCGCTGCTTGCGGGTTGTAGACGTAGGGGTCCACGCTGGCGCTGTTGGAGGCTTGCTCACCCCAAATAAATACCGACTCTGTTCCATTAGCCGTCCACGAATAATTGCCAAAGTTAGTGAACGTTGGGGTTGCTGTATTGACAATGTGGACTGTTGGATAAGTTGCTGTTGCAGACGTTGTGACCGTCACAGCAAGGCGATACCAGCCGCCGCCCGGATTTGAGACAGAACCAGTGATTGCTATTGAACCACCGCCTCCATTAGAGGTTTGTGTAATAACACCTGATTGAACGTCTAACGTGACAAACGCCCAAGCGGTGCCTACTGATCCATCCGCAGTGCCAAATGCAATGTATTGAGCGGTGTTGTACTTTACGTAAATGCTGTATGTGTAACTTGTACTTGCCACCGTTGTCAGCAGACGCTGCATCAAATGGCTTGCCGTTGTCGCGCTGGCCCTCAGTGTGTCAGCCGTTGCGTACCCGTCAGGCGCTGCGGTGGTGTTAGCAGTAACTCCTGTTCCGCTCTTCGTCCACGCCGCATTGTCAAACTCCTGCGTAAACCCCAGCAGGTTCTTTGGCGTGGTGGAGTTGTAGCTCTGGAGTGCGCCTACGTTGAGTTGGGCTCCCCAGATGAAGATGCCCATGCCGCCCGTTGTTGGCGTGTAGCTTTCAACCCCGTTACCCGTTGCAAGTCCAACCAAGCCAAAACCTGCGCCCGCCGTGGCAGAAA